CCCAGATACGTGTGGCGCTCGTGTCGATGCCAGCAATGCTTGGGTCGACGAGTTCGAGCGCGAGCGTCGAATCGATTGGAACTCCCACCTCACCTGGCGAAGGGGCGCGGTTGATGAGCAGCGGACGCGCCACACTCGTGATGAGCGTGACCGACTGCACCTGCACGCGTGGCAGTTCGATGGTCGCCATCGTTCAGACCAGTTCGAGGCGGACACCGACCGCGTGCTGGCCGGTCAGCTTCGACACGTTGGCGGCCAGGTCGTCGAGCGTGCGCTCGCTCCCCGCGCGCAGGGTGACGCCTGAGTACTTCACTCCATCGACGACGATGGACACCTCCCACGTGAACCCCAGCGGCATGCGTGTCGGAGTCCGCACCTTCATCGACGAGCGCACCAGCGTCACGCCGGTCAGGTCCACCACCTGCGTCACCTCGACGTGGTCACCGCGCGCGAGCTCGAAGGTGCGCCCAGGCTCGTCATCACCAAGGACGAACACGCCCGGCCCGAGCCGCCCCTGGCCCTCGCCGAGACGACTGGTGAACGCGGTCAGCTCCATGCGTCACACCTGTCGGAAGAGCTCGAGGTGGTCGAAGTACGAGCGCCGCGTGACGTCCTTCACCGACATGCCGAACCCGCCTCGGCCCGAGGTGAGCGGCTGACTGCCCGAGTTGATGCCGAGCTGGTCGTCGATGAACTGCACCATCCCCGCGACAGGCTGCCAGTCGGGAGCCGTGCCGAGGGGATGCGCCGCGAGGTTGTTCGAGAGCACCTTCAACACCACGTCGCCGTTCGTGTTCACGATGACGTCGAGCCGGAGGTGCACCCAGGTCCCCTGCGCAAAGCTCGCCGCCGACTTGAGCAGCACTCCGGGGCCGTCGGCGTCTGGCAATCCGACGGCGATGGCTCCCTTGCGGAGCACGATGCGGTGCGGGTCATCGTCCGAGAGCCCGAGCATGTACGCGCTGTCGTTCACCGAGTTCCCCTGGCAACAGAGGAAGAGGAACGGTGAGAAGCCGGTCGGGCCTCCACCTGCGCCGCGTTTGAGGCAGCCGCGAATCGAACCGCCCTTCGCCATCGGCGCGAAGCTGGCGAGGTTCGCGAACAGGCCGACCGCTCCCTGTACCGCCGCGAGGGAATTGAAGCCGAACAGGAAGTTCCCGCCGCCCGGCGGAGTCGCAATGCCCGCGGTCACGCCACGATCCACCGCCGCGAGGTCGAGCCCGTTGTTGAGGTACGTCCAGTCCGTCTCGGCCATGCGGCCTCCCGTCAGAGCGTTGCGGCGCGTGCCCACGCACCGGAGAAAGTCTCAGTCGGCGCTGCGGAACTGCCCACGCCGCTCCAGTCGGCGACGAAGCCGGTCCGTGCGAACGGTTCAGTGAGTCCTGTCGTCGACGAGACACGGCTCCAGTCGTCGAGCAACGGAGCAGGCCGCGTCCAGGTCTCGACGTCGCGCCCGCCGAAGGAGCACGTCACCACACGGCCCGTCGGCAGCGTGAAGAGGAACGGGCGCTCGAACTCCTCGAAGCCGTCTCGGCCGAAGAACGCGCGCACCACCGCGAGGCCTGCGAGCGAAGCCAGGAAGGAACTCCAACGCTCGAAGTCCTCCCGACCGACTCCGCCGAACGCCGCCAGCACCTCGAGGCTCGTCACTGCGGAGATGGTCCATCGAGCAGCCTCGCCTGGAGTCGCGCCCGCGTCGGCGAGAGTCGGGTTGAGGAGAGCCATCAGAGCAACTCCCCGATGTCGCCGTTGCGGAGCGATACCGTGCCCAGTACCGGGAACTCGCGCACGTTGAGCTTCACGTCGGCCGGCAGCCCGTTGAGCGTGAGGTCGAGCCGCGCGTCGCCCATCTTCCGAACGCCCGGCGTGTCGCGGATGACGTTGAAGACGTCGCTCCAAGCGACTTCACCGACCGGGTTCCCATCGGAGTCTTTGATGTTGAAGCCGAAGTCGACGTTCGGGTTGGGCGTGCTGTCGGGCTCGGTGACTCGGAACCACGCGGCGAGGTTGGCGCGAATCGCATCGCGCACCACGTTCGGGCTCGCGCCCTGGCGTAGGAAGACGCGCGCGTAGATATCGAGGCGTCGGTACACCGGGTCCTGCACCGCGACCTGGAACGTCAGCGTGCACGGGTACGCCTCGGTCACCTGTCGCAGCACCTGCGCCTTGAGCGCCGGCGTGGGGAGCCCTCCGCCGCGCGGGACGACGTAGAGGATGCCGGTGTTCTCTCCGATGGAGAGGTCTTCGTTCGAGGTGAGCATCAGCGCGCGGGCGACCCCGGCGAGCCGGCGGGCGTTGATCTCGAAGTCTTCGCGGGCGACGGTTCGCGTGAGCGCACGCAAGCTCTCGGGCGCGAGCAGCTTTGCCGAGGCGATGCTCTGTCGGTCGGCCCCACCAGAGGCAGAGCGTGGGTTGCGCACCGAGAGCTGAACGAGCCCCCCATTCGCGTCGCGGAAGTTGCCCTCGAGCACCACGAGGCGCTGGGTGTCGACGTTGCCGGCGGAGCCGCCACCAGTCTTGTAGGTGACCGAGATGGTGCCGGTCGGTGGGAGACCGCTCCCGCCGGTGCCAAAGCGGAGCGTCGCGAGGTCGTTCTGGTCGACGGTCGCGACGAAGTGCCCGTCGTTGGGTCCGGAGTTGAGGAAGCTGTCGACCTCGATGAACGGACCCTGAGGCGTCGTGACCACCGCGGACCCGTCGAGGTACGGGCCGAAGTCCAGAGGCAGCGAGAGGTCGGCGAGTCCCTGCGCGTCGAAGAGCTGGCGCTGCGTCCTCGAGTGTTCGCCGATGCCCGTCGCTAGCGTCGCGCCCACGCCGATGGTCACCGGAGCGAGGAGCTGAAAACGAATCGGGTCGGTCACCTCCTGCGTGCGGATGATGGTGCCGGTGGGGATGGTGACCGGCGCCTGAGCAGCGCGGGCGAGCTTGAACTCGAGCTCGGCGGTCGCGGGCCGGGCGCCGCTCAAGCGGTAGCCGAGCATCTTCGCCAGGGCCATCACGTTCTTGCGCTGCGTGGCCGTGACGAGCCGCGACTCTCGCGCGAGGTTGTCCTGGTAAAAGGTCAGCACGTCGCCGACGAAGGCGAACATCTCGACGAGCAAGTTGCCGAAGCTCGCAACGTCGAAGTCGGTCCAGTCGGGGAAGACGCTCTTCAGCAGCGCGATGAGCCGCGCGCGCAAGGAGTCGAAGTCCTTGTCCGTGTAGTCGACCGATGGAGGGAGCGCGGCCACCCAGGCGCAAAGCCGTTCGCCGCACCTGAACGGGACCGGCCAACGCTCACAACTCCGTCGTCACGGCGGCGACAGTGTCACCTTCCTGCACTCGAACCCGCACGGACAGGGTCGAGGCCAACGCGGTCACCTCGACCTCCACCACGGCGACCGCAGGGAGCCATCTCCGAAGCGCGTCGCGTACCTGAACCCTCGTGAGCTCAACCAGAACGGCGTCATTCGGTCGATGCCGTGCGAGGCCGAGCCCAGCGCCGAAGTTGGTGCGCCACGGCAGCTCACCCGAAGACCTCGGTGTCGAACCCTCGGTGAGCAGTACCTGACGTACCTTGGACGCGAGCAGCGCTTCCTCGCCGCCGGTCGCGAGGTCTCGCTTGCGGTCGCGCCGGAACGGGATGAGCAGGTTGCGCGCGGTCATCACGGCACCGGGATCGAGCTGCGCAGTTGCTGCAGCGTCTTCACGAGGTCGTCGAGCGGCTTCACCGCTTCGTTGAGGGGCTTGCCCGACAGGGACGACAGGTCTGGCACCTTCGGACCGCCGATCATCGACGTGAAGATGCCGAGGATGCCGAGCAGAGTACCCACCGCGCCGAGACCCTTGCTGAGGTTCGCGGCCTCCTGCTCGATGTTTGCGCGCGCACAGGCTGCGACCGCAACAAGGCCCGGATCGTTCAGTTCAGCCGCTCGCTGGGTGAGCGTGGCGAGACGCTGCGCCTGGTGCGCAAGGAATACCAACTGGTCGCGGAGCCGGCCGAGCGTGTCGAGGATGAGGTCGACCACGCCCAAGATCGTGTACGGCAGTGAGAGCTGGGGAACGAGGCGGAGGAGCTTCGAGACCTTCTTAGCACTACTGCGTCAGATCGCCTGACCACGCGAGCCGGCGGAACGCGAAGCGGCCAC